CGGCCCAGCGCCTTGTGCGCCGCCGCGAAACTGACTATGCCAGCCGCGTGGGGCCTGTAGCTCAATGGTTAGAGCCGGCGGCTCATAACCGCTTGGTTGGGGGTTCGAGTCCCTCCGGGCCCACCATTCGCCAAGAACGCCGTTGTTTTCATTGAACTAGTCGGCGATTTTTCCCGCACTTTTTCGCACGGGCGAAACAGGTGCGGGAGATTTGTTCCCGTTTTCGCCGGCCGGTTCGGTCGGGATAAGCTTGTGAATGGCGCCCTTTGCCAGGCGCTTCCGATCGACGGCACGGGTGTATGTGGTCGTTTGCTGCTTCGTGGTCCAGCCGAAGATTGCCATCAGCTCTTCGTCGGTCGCGCCATTCTCGGCGGCGATCGTCGCGCCGGCCTTGCGCAAACCATGCAGCGTGCAGTGGGGAAGTCCCGCCCTGTCGCACCAATCGCGGACGCGGTTGCCGAGGCCGTCGACCGTGAAGGCCTTGCCGTATTCGCTGGTCAGATAGGTCAGATCGCCGGTCGGCGTCGCGGCGATCGAGGATGCCAGTTGCGGAAGCATCGGGATTTCGACGACGGCGCCGCTCGACTTCCTTGTCTTGCCTGGCGTGATCTTGATCCATCCGTCCTTGACATGCTGCCGTCCAAGGATCGCGACTTCCTGGCGGCGCAGGCCGGTGTAAAGGGCAATATCGAGTGCTAGGCGCGCCCGCGTGCCGACTGGGTGTTTCGCCTCGAACTGCATGACCTCCTCGACCGACCAGGTGTGAAAGCCCTTGCCGGCGGCGAGGCGCGAAATCTTGTGCGCCGGGTTGATCTCCAGAAAGTCCGAATCGACGGCCCATGAAAACATGGCCGACAGCGCCTTCAGGACATTGTTCCGCGCACCCGGCTCCTGCCGCAGGCCGTCACGAATCTCCAGGACATGACGCCGTCGCATCATGGCGAACGGCAGCGACCCGCGGCGCACCTTACCCTTCAGGCTGTCGCAAATTTCCTCCAGCATCCGAAGCCGCCGTTCCCAAAGGCCGATGCTGACCGATCCGGCCGCGCGTTTCTTGTACTGCTTCAGAAGCCAGTCGAGCGTTCCGGCTCGGGGGTTCTTGACACGCGGCGCTTCGGCCTTGCCGTCGCCGACGCTTATGCCCGGCGTTCCGATCCGGGCCTTGGCAACTTCGTTTTCGAAGTCCTGCGTGCCCGGCGTCTCGAAAAGCCGCACGCGCGCACCGCCTGGCGGGCGGAAGTAATAACGCATCGCCCCGTGCCGGGACGGCTCCCGATGCACGTTGCGCGGCAGCTTGTCACGCGGCTTCTTCGTCATCATCCCAAGGATTACCGACTTCGCGGTTTCCGGCAAGCGGCTGTCTGTGGGGCAGCTTGCGGAAGGCGGCTAGCAGTTCCTGGACATCCCACACGAACCGCTTCTGCGATGCGACGCGGGGCTGCGGCATGCGGCCGTCGCCGACCATCTGGTCGAACACGCTGACACCGATGCCGACCAGTTCGGCCGCTGTTTCCCGCGACACGCCGAACGGCGCCAGCGATGGCGGCAACAGGCTTAGGTCGCGGGCGCGCGTCATCTGCCGATCTCTTCGCAAAGGGCAGGATATTTGGCCTTCCATCGCTCGGGCCAGTCGGTCGCCAGGATGTCGAGATAGACATCAACGTGACACGGCTGATCGAGGCGGCAGAAGCACGCAAGGTTATGGCCGCGCAGCTGCCATAGACGCGCGCGGACATGGTTGCGGTGGACGATAAGGCCGACGCCGGCGAGCGGGTGACCGGAGCCTGTTTCGACGCGCACGCTGCGCATGATCTGCGCGTCGCTCCAGGTCCGCAGGAAGCGCCGGAAAGACCGCACGGCCTCCTTTGCCGGGGTCGTGTCCGTCACTTTGAAGATGTTGCCGAACAGTCCCGGTCGCGTCACCTTGCGCGCCGGCAGGCCGTTGACTGCCTCGCTATGCTCCTGGAGCCGGAAGCCCTTCGTGCGGCGAAGCTGGAGGCGGGCCGGCGTCGTCACTGCCGGAACTCCGCTCGATAGCCGCCGCATGTGTTGACGGCGCACACAATCCATTGGGCAATAGCTTCGACCTGGTCGTCGGGCCTGTAGCCATTCGAGTCGACGGTGAAGACATCCTCGCCGGTTGCGTCGAGCACAACGCCAAGGTCTTCCCGGGAAAGTCGCAAGGGCAGCACCACGTCAAGTGCCGCCAGCTCGGCGACGAAGCTGTCCGTGGTGGCCGACTGTTCGAAGCGAAGGTCGGTCATGCTGCCGCCCTCGCCTCGGGGAACGCGTTGTGCTCGCGGCCGTCAAGCGTGCGGCCGGCGGAGCGCTTGCCGAGGAACAGCGCCGTGTGGCCGCTGGAGTGCTGTTCGAAGCGCTTGGCGCCGATCGACCTCGCCCATGCCGCGCCCTGACCGAAGTCCATCCATTCCGGCGACCAGCCCCAAGCGCCCCACTGCTTGAAGAAAAATGCTGTGCCAGCCGCCGCGCACTGGTCGCGCAGGCTGCGCGCCCAATCCGGATGCATCGGCCTTGCGTTGTCGCCCGACTCGCCGCCCGCGATGACCCAATCGATGCGCGGGGAATCGGTGAAATTTCCGTCCAGCGGCCGAACGTAGTCTCCAAGTGCGCGTGACAACTCGTTTGGGAGCGAACCGAAGCGCCGGAGCTCGATCCTCTCCAGATTGATCCGGCCTAGCAGCGGCTCGGCAGATATGCCGCGAACCGCCGCCGGCGTCGCCAGCAACTCGGGGATGCGTTCGTCGGCCGTCTGTTGATCCTCGGCGGAAACGATCAACCAGACGTTCGGCAGCGGGTTGCGGACCGCGACCATCACTCGCCGGCACATTTGGTCGGCCGGATCAACGTTGGCTTGCCGCACCGCTTCGTTGGCGACTAGGTCATCGCGGTTCGGCAACCCTCGCACATATTGGCGCATCCGCGCGGCGCGCTTGGTGACGAAGATGAAGACGTGCTGCGGGCATAGCACAGCGACGGCGAACATGCGGTCGAGCATGGCATCGTCGACGAAGGAACCGAAGGCGTCCGTCATGGAACAGACGAAGATGGTGCGGGGATCGCGCCAGCGCAGCGGCGCTGTCAGCGTCCTTTCGTCGAGGAAGATTTCCAGGTCGCGGCGATGGCCCGGCTTGTACGGCAGGCCGGTCCCGAAGGCGAGATTGCGCTTGTTGAGGTTCTGCGCGGCGGCGTAGCAGAACTTGCACCCGTCACTGACCGTCTCGCAATGCCAGCCGATCTTGCCCGTCGCCAGATGGCGCGCACGGATGGGATTCCAAGTTTCGCCTTTCGTCCCCGGGCGATGCGTCCATTCGATCGTTGTGCCGTCCGACATCAATTCGCTCCCTTGCGGCGCACGCGGCAGTCGATCTTGATCGCGCGCAGATACGGCCGCGTTTCGAGCACGTCTTCCGGGCGCCGCCAGGAACGCCGGCTGGCGCGCTTGGCATGGTCTTCGTTGCGATAGTTCGACGCGAGGCGGTTCAACGCCTGGAGCACGCGCAGTTGCTGCGCCTTGCTGCGGTCGAACCGATGCACCATGAACAGGTCGTAAAGCTCGGCGCCCCGCGCCTTCCTGCGGTTGTTGAACGCGGTGCGGCAGGCGGAGCCGCAGAACTCCCCCTTGCCGCACTCGCCGCCGCACTCCAGACAGGCGTGGGGCGGCTTGTTCATTGGTCGCCCCAATGCTCGGGGCGCGACATGAAGTCCGTCGCCGCCCGACGCTCGCGGCGCCGCTGGAATAGGGTGATGGCGACCAGGATGCCGAGCGCGAGCGCGGCGCCGGTCGCCATTGCGAGGGCGGTTTCCACGTCAGGAAACCTGCCGAACCGACTCGGCGGTCGCCAGGTCGGCGGCTTCCTCGCCGTAGCGGTCGATCTGCGCATTGGTGAAGCCGCCGCGCAGGCGCAGCGCCGGCTTGTCGACCGTGATGCCGTTGAAGGCCATCTCCCGCATGTGGCGGGCCATGATCTTGACGATGTCGGTTTCGAGGTAAGCGGCCGGCGGCGCGGGATCGGCCGGCGGCTGTTGGAATGTGATCATCGGACTTTCTCCAGGCGAACCACTCGCCGGGGCAAAGAATTGCGATAATCGCCAAAGTCCGTCAAGACTGAATTTCGCGATAATCGCAAAACTCAGGCCATAGGAAAATTTTCAGGCAATCGCGCGAATCGCGTCTGGACTCTTCTTGCGTTCTCGGGAATCAATGAAAACGAAAGGAGAACAAAATGCACTCGGCGATGTATCCGCGAAGCAAGACATTCTCGCTGCACTTGCGCTGTTCGAACTGCCTTCGCGACAGCTTCCGCGATATCGCCGTGCCGCAGGTTGACGGTGCGCCGACATGCGTCGACGAATTCATCGAAAGCATCCTGCTCCAGCGACTGGCCTTCGACTGCGGCCGGTGCGAAAGCGTGATCGGGCGCCTGATCGGCGTCACCGTCCAGCGCGAACGCCAGACGGAACCCGAGCCGGAGCCGATGCCGGCTATGACAGAGGAACGTCGTTTACGATGCGCCTGACCAGGGCGATGATCTCGACTTGTTCGCCGCTGTCGGCGTCGACATCGCGCGGCACGACGATCGGCTTATGCGTCGGGTTCGTCGACCGGGGATGAAACTCAACGCGATCCTGGTAAAGCTCGATCTGCTTGATCGACCATTCCCTTGTATGCCCGCCATCGCGCGTCCGCTCGACGACGACAACCATGCCGTCTCGGATCGGCGCCCGGTCGGCAACGTCTTCGTAGGACACGCCGACGACACGGTCGCCCGGCAGGATCGGGCGCGGCTTCAAAGCATTCATGGAATTGCCTGACACGTCGAAGGCGATCAGCCGGGCGTCCGGAAACCTGTCGTCGGCCGGCAGCGACAGTGTCGCAACTTCGTCCTGCCCGATATCGTCGACCTCGCGGAACGTGCCGGCCTCGACCTTGCCGATGACCGGCACTTCGCGCATCGGCCGCATTGACGGGACCGCTTCGGCGTCGCCGGCCTCCAGGCCCGGCGGCGTCATGCCGAAGAACTGGCCCATCTTGACCAGTTCGTCGGCCTTGATCAGGCGCGCCTCTTTCGCCGGATCGGTATTGAGCATGCGCGTGACGGCGTTCGGCGTGATACCGAGGAACTGCGCAAGGCGGGTGTTCGACCCATAGCCGTGACGCTTCAACTGCGCCGCCAGCCATTCGCGCTGTTCGTGCCGGATGTCCTTCATCCGGACATTCTTGCGAAAATCGCGAAACAAGATATCGCGAATATCGCGAATATGGCTTGACGAAGATTGGCGATTCTCGCAAATCTGCGCGCCATGCGACACATGGAAGAACCGGCCCGGTCGATCATAGCCTATCTCGGCGGCGTTCAAGCCGTTGCTCCCGTCGTCGGGAAGCATCCCTCACGCGTGTACCGGTGGATGGCGCCGGAGACGGTACGCGAGGGCACGGGCGGCATCGTCCCCGCGAAGGACCAGCGGCGGCTTCTGGAGCACGCCCGCGACAGCGGCAAAGACCTTCGCCCGGAAGACTTCTTCTCGGCGGATCGCCTCCAGGCGCTGTTGAGCGAAGAACCGGAGACCGCGCAATGACGACCTTCGTCTATTCCCCCTGGGGCAATCAACCGTTCCCGCCCTCCCGTTCCGCCGCGCAGCCCTCCCAAGCGCACGACCGCGCGGAACCCGCACCGGATGCGAACCCTCCCGCATCCGGTGCGGGCCATATGCAAGGCGTGACGCATGGCGATGTGTCTCCCCGGCTTCCTCCAAAGTTTGCAGTCGTCGGCGCCGAGCGTCACGGCAATTCGAGCGGAGAAATCTTGCCGTGAAACTCCGCTCGATCACACAGGACGAAGAGCTTGCCCTGAAGGCGGCAGTGAAGCGCGCGCTGAAGATGGGCGGCGGTGCGGCATCCGTGCAGCACATGGTCGGCGCCGAGGAAACGCGGCTGTCGCGCTACGCGAACCCGCACGTTCCCGACGCGCAAGCCAAGATCAGCGACGCGATCGAAATCGACCGGCAGGCCGGCGCGCCGGTCATCCTGTCCGCGATGGCGTCCCTGATGGGCTACCGGCTGGTCGCCGAGGAAGGCGCGTCCGACGCCAAGCTGTCATCGCGCGACATCGCACGGGTCGCGACAGAGACATCGCAGTTCATGGCGGTGCTGGCGGACGCGACCGACGACGACGTGGTCGACGCGGACGAACGCCGCTTGATCGACCAGGAAGCCGAAGAGGCCGTCGCCTCGATCCGGCGCGCGCAAGCCAAGGCCAAGGGAGCGAGTTGACCATGCCGAAACAAGGATCGCAGACGATCGGTCGCAATACGGTTTCCGGCCGGCAGTTGCTGGCATTCATCGAACGGGTCGAGCGGGTTCGCGACGCGAAGAAGCAGCTCGGCGAGGATGAAAAGCTGATCTTCGCCGAACTGAAGGCGGCGGGTTTCACGCCCGCCCGCGTCCGCGATGTCCTGAAGCGGCGCGCCGCCAAGCCGGCCGACCTGGAGGAAGCGGAAGCTCAGCTCGACATGTACCTGCATGCGATCGGCATGTCGGCGGAAACGCCGCTCTTCCGCGCGGTAGGGCAGATGAACGTCGACCTCGCGGCCCGGGACGAAGTGATCGAGGCGTTCAAGCTCCTGGTCCCGACCGAAGGCGAAATCATCGTCAAGATCGGCGCACAACCCGTGCGCCTCTTTCGCGACAAGGATGGCGAGGCGCACGCCGAAGACCTGGTCGAGAAACCGAAGCCGGCTTCCAAGCCTGCTTCCTCGATTCCGGAACGGCCGAAGCGCGACGTTCCCGATGTCGACGCGACCGGCGCGCGCGAACTTGGCCGCAAGGCGCACAAGGAAAACCAGCCGATCACGTCGAACCCGTTCCCCTGGGATGACAAGCGCAGGGGAGAATTCGATGGCGGTTGGCGCGAGGCGTCCGGCACGGACGGCATGGGGCCGGAAGAAGAATAGATGCCGCATGCCGCGAACAGTCTCGCCAGCTTCGGCCAAATACTCCAGCCGGAAGAGGCGCTTGAACCGATTCTTGCAAAGCCGGTTCGCGCGGCCTTGCTCGAATGGCTGACAGAGCTTTGGGCAAAGGATGATCTGGTCGACGTTGGCCTGAAGCCGCGCCAGCGCGCCATCTTCACCGGGGCGCCCGGCACGGGCAAGACGACGCTTGCGCATCATCTTGCGGCGCGGCTCGGGCTTCCTATGCTTGTCGTGCGACCGGAAAAGGTAGTGTCGCGCTACATCGGCGCGTCGTCGGAAATGATCGGCGCCCTGTTCGATCTTCTGGCGGCGAGCGAAGAGCCGATCTTCCTGTTCTTCGACGAATTCGACTCGGTCGCCGCCGGTCGCATGGATGACAGCCACAATCAGGTCGGTGTCCAGGAACACAATCATATCGTCAACACGCTGCTAGCCGCGTTCGACCGATATGACGGCTTCATCGTCGCTGCAACGAACTACGGCCGGCGTGTCGACGAAGCGATCTGGCGACGGTTCGAAATTCAAATCTCGATCGAACTGCCCGGCGATCATGAACGCCAACGCATCCTGGAGCGCTACTTCGCGCCCTTCGTCCTTCCGAAATTTGCCTTAGCGGCGTTGTCCTCGGCGTTGGAAACGGCGTCGCCGGCGCTGATGAGGTCGCTTGCGGAGCATATCAAGCGGCAGATCATCGTCGGTCCAAAAGCAGGCTGGTCGATGGATCGCGCGTCGGTCATCGAACGCGTCCTGACGACGGTCAAGCCGCATCCGGACATAGGCCTGCCGCGTCTCTGGAGCTTGGGTGTCGCCGACAAGGCCCTTGCTTCGTTTCCGTGGCCTCTGGAACGCGACCTAGCGGCCTATCCGATCGATGAACCGCCGGCCGGCACTGGCGGCGTGGTGCAGCTGCGGCGCGGAAAGGGCGGATCATGAACGCCCTGACCGCTCTTGGCGCGGAAACGCTGCCGGTGTTTGTTCGCCGTGCGGCCGACATGCTCGCAAGTGCCGTCACTGCCGCTGAAGTTTTGGAGGCTCGCGACTATTCCGCGCTGGTCTATGACGCCGCCAAGCGCGCCGCGCGCCTAGCGCGCGCGAAGGGCGCGCATGATGAAATCGTCGCCACCGTCTATCGGACGCAAGCCGACGCGCTGGAAATCGAAAGCCTCGCCAAGCGTCGCCTCGCCGATGAATATGACGCCGCGCAGGATCGTGGCGATGTCGCGGGGCATGGCGGCAAACGGGGAAACCAGCACTCGAAACAGGCCGGCAAGGTTGCGGACGCCAACGTTGCCACGGCGGCGGACGCCGGCCTGTCGCGGCCGGAGATATTCGAGGCGCGACGCATCCGCGACGCGATCGAGCGCGAACCCGGCATCGTGCGCCGCGTGCTCGACGACATCCTTGACTCCGGCGACGAACCGACGAAGGCCCGGCTCCGCAAGGAACTCGGGGGGCCGATCCGCAAGATACGCGCCGCCGTCCAGGCGGAAAAAAAGAAGCGGCGGACACAGCGCGAAACGGCCCTCGCCGAAAAGATCGAAGCGCTTCCGAACCGACGCTACGGCGTCGTCTTGGCGGACCCGGAATGGCGCTTCGAACCCTACAGCCGCGAAAGCGGCATGGATCGCGCGCCGGACAATCACTATCCGACCAGCGCGACGCCGGACATAGCCGCGCGCGACGTTGCGTCGATCGCGGCCGACGATTGCGTGCTGTTCCTGTGGGCGACGGCGCCGATGCTCCCGGACGCCCTGACCGTACTGTCGGCCTGGGGCTTCTCCTACGTCACGCATTCCGTCTGGTTCAAGCAGCGCGTCGGCGAGGCGCGCGGCCCCGGCTACTGGTTTAGCGGCGAGCATGAATTGCTGCTTGTCGGCGTGAAGGGCGAAGTGCCTGCGCCGGCGATGGGCACGCAATTCCGGTCGGTCTTCGTCGCCCCGGTCGGCGACCATTCCGAAAAGCCGGAAGTCAGCCTCGCGATGATCGAGGCCTACTTCCCGAACCTTCCGAAAATCGAACTCAACCGACGCGGACCGGCCCGGCCGGGATGGGATGCGTGGGGCAACCAGGCGGGTGACGCATGAGCGACTCGATGATGCCGATCCTGCGCCAGATGCACGACGCGGCCGATGATCGCGCCAGGGCGGACATCCTCCTGCGCGTGCCGGACACGATCCTCCTGAAGTTCTCGCCGGTATTCGAAGGGTGCTGCCGGAAGGCGAGCTTCGAAGCGGGGACGGCTCTCATCGTCCTGCGCATCGTTGCGCTGCGCGCCGTCCGTGATGCCGGCGGCAACCTGCCCGCCGATATGGTCGCGCATCTGGACTCGTATCGCGCGGCGCTTGCGGTCTTCGCGGCCGGAGAGGTTGCGTCCTGATGTCCATCGTCTCGCGCGATCTTCCCATTCATGCGCCGATCAACCGCCGCGACACGGGTTTCGACTCCGCGTTCCTGAAGCGCACGCTCGGCAGGCGCGAAGCTCAACGTCTCGCCGACCTGATGGCCGATGCGGAAAAGCGGGCGCTTGCGCGTCTCGACGTGGCCAAGCGCGAGGCCACGGAAATCTTTGCCGAGGCGAAGGCGGAAGCCGAAGCGATCCTCGCCAAACTGCCGGACTTCGCCGCCATCGAGAACGCGCCGGCGACAAAGGGCAAGAGCGCCTTCCGGGCAATGCGCGACGTGGCCGACCGGCACGGCTTGCCGCTCGCCGTAGTCGTCGGCCGCGTCAAGCACGACAGGGCGACAGCGGCACGCGCGGAAGCGGTTCGGGCGGTCGCTGACGCCTGCCCGAAAATGCGTGACCAGGACATCGCCGCACTCTTTTCCGGCATCTCTGCCGCGACGGTGCGCCGGTTGCGGTTAGGAGGCGCCCTGTGACTGCCCGTGTACACGCATTGCCGGAGGCCGCATGAATGTGGCTGTTCGTCCCGAACACGCCGGGCGCGGCGTCAACATCCTGTCCATCTGCACCGGCGGATACGGCCTCGATTTCGGCGTCGAGCTGGCAATGCCAGATGCTCGCACGGTCTGCATGGTGGAGGGGGAAGCCTTCGCCGCCGCGCGACTGGTCACGGCGATGCAACAAGGCCTCCTGGCTCCGGCTCCTGTATGGAGCGATGCCCGAACCTTCGACGGCCGCGCGTGGCGTGGCGTTGTGGACGGCCTCATTGGCGGCATCCCGTGCCAGCCCCATAGCCTCGCCGGCAAGCGGCTCGGCGCGTCGGACGAACGCGACCTTTGGAGTCCGGCACGCCGCATCATCGTCCAGTCCGGCGTGTGGTTCGTCTTTATCGAAAACGTCCCGGGCATGCTCAACGCAAAGGCCGGTCAGTTCCCGGGTGCGCTGCGCGTCCGTCGAGACTTACGCCGATTGGGTTTCGAGGTTGAGGGCGGATTGTTTACGGCGGCAGAAGTCGGCGACAGCCAAGTTCGCGAGCGGGTCTTCATCCTCGCCGTGGCCGACGCCCTCGGCGGCTTTCCAGTCTGCGGACGATCCAGATCTATTCACGGCGCGCGCGAAGAGGCTGAAGGCCAAACACAAGGGGAAGACGGGGAACGGCGCCGGACCAACGTTGGCGACCGTTGCGAGCGCATGGCCTGCCCCGTTGGCGCGCGATCATCGGTCGATATATGCGAGCGACACGACGCTCTCGGCGAATTCCCGTCCTCTTCGGGAGTTTGTCGGTCTGTGGTCGACGCCGCGATCCTCGGATGCGGAGAAGGCAGGGCCGAACCAAAGCTTCGGCGACGGCGGGGGAATACCTCTCCCCGCGCAGGCGATGAACTGGCGCGCTCCAGGCGCGCAGGATGCACATCGAGGGACCAACGGGGACTGGCGACCGCAAGCGAAGGCGGGGCAGCACTCGCTTCGTCATCAAGCCGACCAGTGGAAGACGCCGCGCACGGTCTCCGGCAGCTACACGCGAGACAGAGGCGACGCGGCAGCGGAGCGCCTGACGATCGAGGGGCAGGCGAAGGCCTTGCCCTCTTCCCTCCAGGCCCTGCCGATCTCGACGGATGGGCCGCAGTGCTTGCGCGAGCGCCGCAGCTTGAACCCGCGATTCGTCGAATGGCTGATGGGGTGGCCTCCCGGGTGGACGAACTTCGCCTGCTCGGCAACGGCGTTGTCTCGCTGGAAGGCGCGTATGCGTTCCGCACTCTCGCAACTCGGCTCGCCGATCGAGGCTCCGCCGGCGCAGCTCGCCTTGTTCGGCTGATGGGATTCGACCAATGACGAAGGTGCTCTTCCTCGACATCGACGGCGTATTGAACCATCGCGCCATGTATGTGCCGAGCCGCCACGGCTCGCCATTGTGTCCGGCGGCAATCGCACGGCTGCGCCATGTCGTCGAGCGGACCGACTGCCGCGTCGTGCTGTCGTCGACGTGGCGGTTCGTCGACCATTTCGTCGCGCAGCTGCGCGCGGCCGGTGGCTTCCCGAACCCGCATGAAGACTGGCACACCGTCCAGATGCGGGGGCGCGTCGAGAACGGCATCATCATCCCCGATCCGCGCGGCGCCGAAATCGCCGAATGGCTGTCCCGCCATCCCGCGACGACGCGGTTCGCGATCGTCGACGACGATGCTGACATGCTGCCGGATCAGGCGGTGCATTTCGTTCAAACCAGCTTCGACACTGGCATGACCGACGATCATGCGCGCCGGCTTTTCGAAATCCTCGGCGAGGCGCGATGAGAATACACGTTCCGCCTCCTCACCTCAGTACAGCGCCGGTCAATTCACTTTCTTTTAGGTCTTGTCACGCTGTGCTTGGGCAAGAAGGCTGCTCTATTTGCGTAGGCAGCTGGATATGCCTTTTTGGCCTCTTCAGGGGACATCAATGTACACGGGTTGTCCTCCGCCGAGGGCGTCGTCAGATCAATTTTTCTATCTTCCAACGGGATGATCTTTCCGGCCTCGTCAATGGGTGGCGCGCAGAGCCGCATAGCATTCAAGATAGTATCATTCACGGGGCGCAGTTCGCGAGAAAAGTCGCGATGGAGATCGACAACAGTAAGCGGCGGGTAGTCGGCCCACGCTGCAATCGAAGCCATTATTGTATCGAATATAGGATCATTTTCTTTGTATGTTTCTTCAATCCAAGGAACAGTCGCGTTAGAGAAATTTGCCAAGACTATGGTCGGAATTTTGCTGGAAAACTCTACTATGCTCCCCGTAAAATCGACGTGATGGAATTGAGCATTGTCGAAATTTCCGCTGATCCAAGAATTTCTAGCAACTACGAATTCCCAGTAAGACCTCTCAAAATCACCTTTAATGGCAAAATCACGGATCTCCATATTGCTAATTTTTGCATCGCGCAGAGAAATATCCTCGATCGAGTTTGTTGCCGCAATCGAGATGACTGGAGAGGACAAGTCTTCGCCGTTCGTACTCCGCAGCAATATCGCGCCATCAAAGATAACCTGACCGATACATTTTTGCGTTGGTTCGTCCCATCGGCCAATGGATTTGCAGGACAGATCAACACCGTCGAGGGACATCTCGTTGGCCGAGAGAACCGTGAGTGCCCATCCCTTGCCAGTGTTTCCAACCGCCGGTGCCAAGAGGCGGGTCCATGCCTGGTCGATCGAGTCCTGTCGCCGCGCTTCGCGCTCTTCCCGCCGATCCTGCAAATCGATCACAATCTGTATCGCAGTCCCGACCACGATGAAGAACCCGACCAATCCCGCGAACACCGCGGCAAGACGAATTACCGCACTTGTTTCGAAGAAATGGGCAACCGGGCCGCATGTTTTCTCGATCCGCTGCCAACGGCTCACACTCGGAGGTGTGGGTTCTTCAACAGCAGTTTCATCGCAGTTGGCCGTCATTCCTCTACCACTAGCAAATCGCAATCCGCTGTCCATCCTTCATACTTAGCGGCCGACCGGGGTGCTACATGAGCATCCGTGTCATGTCCGAATTCTTCGGCCTTCAGCTCGGCTCGGCGAACCGGAAGATGGTCGCGCTGCGCCTTGCGGACTTCGCCGACGATGCCGGTCGCGGCATATGGCCGACCGTTGGGCGCGTCGCCGAGGAATGCGAACTGTCCATTCGGACGGTCCAGCGCGTGCTGGAAGAGTTCGTCGACGAAGGCATGCTGATCGTCGTGAAGAAGGGCGGCGGCGGGCCGGGTTCGTCGACGCGCTATGACTTCGACCTTGCCAGGGTGCGCGCCCGTGCGGCCGAAATCGCAGCGGGACAGTCCTGCGCGAAGGGTGACAGCGTGTCACCCTTCGACAAGGATGTCAGCGACGACGCGAAGGGTGACAGCGGCGACGAAAAAGGGTGTCACGGTGACACCCGAACCGTCATGGAACCTTCAACAGAACCTCCATTGGAGAGAGGGCGCGCGCGAGAGGAAGGGGAGCCCGAACCGGAGGCCAAGGCACCGGGGGAGAGGGCCTTCAAACGGGCATTCGCCGCATGGCCGACCTTCGTGTCGGACTCGGAACCGGCGGCACGGAAGGCTTGGGATGCGTTGTCGGCCGAAGAGCGGACGGCGGCGATCGAGCGCGAGCCGGACTACGTCGCTTCGGTGAAAAACAGCGGACGGTCGAAATTCTGCACGTTCGGCGTCTACCTCGCCGAACGCCGCTGGCAGAAGCTGCCGCCGAAGGTTCCCCGGGCGCCGAGCGACTATGCTCCGCCATTCGGCCCGGTATGGAGCGCATGGCGCATCTGTCACCTGATGACCGTCGAAGCGATCGAGGATGCGCCGTCGCCGGAAGCGCGTTGGCCCTTGGTCCAGGCGCTGCACGCGAAGGCCAAGGCTCGGCAGGGACATCGCTTCGGCGAGCGCTGGCATAGCCCGGCAATCCTGTCGCTGATGGAAGCCGTGCCGGTCGGGTCGGCGACATGGTCGGCTTGGGAAGCGGAACACGCCGCTCGGGGCTGGCCCTGGTTTCCCGAACTGGGATCGATGCCCGTCGCCTATTTCCCGGCAGGCGGGCCGACACGTTTGGAGATTTTCGTAAGGATGGCAGGGGACGATGACGGCAGAGCGCAAGCGGCTGAATGATGCGGGGTTGATCGGTCTCGACCATCACCGCGCGGGCTACCTCTTTGGGATCGGCGGCGCTGTAGCTGCCCGCCGTTGGTTCGTACTGACCGTCGCGCCGAGCATGGACACGTTCGTCAACGCAGCTCTAAGCCGATTCGACATCGAAGGATGGATGCCGACCGCGATGGTGACGCCGCCTCGGCGCGGCGGGCGTGGGTCCGCGGCGCGTCCCGTCTATTCGAAGCCCGTATTCCCGGGCTATCTGTTTGTTCGGATTGTTGAAACTCCGGAAGCATGGTCGGCGCTTCTGGCGGTCAAGGGGGTGCGTGGCGTGCTCGGCGGCGCTATGCTGCCTTCGCCCATCCCTGATGCGATCGTCGATACTCTGCGCGATTTCCTGGCGTCCAATTCGCAGGCCGTGCCGATGCTGGCGGATGCGGTCAAGGCCGGCGATGCCGTGTGCCTGACCGATGGTCCCTTCGCTTCCTTCCCGGGGATCGTCGAAAAGGTCGACGGGAAAGGGCGTGCGCTGATCGACGTGCTGATCTTCGGGCGAGCCTGCCCTGTGGAAGTCAGTATTGCGAAAATCGCCAAAGTGACGTAACCGAGTCGTCCAGGATGATCCGATAGAGTCGCACCCGCCAAGTCGGCGAGGGAAGCGCCAGCGGACCCGGGCGGGGGCATAGGGCTTCTCGCCGGTTTGGCCTCCTATGCCCTTCGACATCTCCTTTGAAAGTAACCTGCGCGAATGGACGGCGAGCATGACGGCATTCGAGCGGCAGCAAGTGCCGTTCGCAACCGCCAAGGCGCTGACCGATGTCGCGCGGTATGATGTCAAGCCGGCCATCGAACAGCAGATCGATCGGGCATTCGAAAGCCCGATCGAGTTCACGCGTCGAGGCGTTGCATATCGACCGGCGTTCAAGGGTACGCTGTCGTCGCGCGTGCTGATCAAGGATATCCAGAACGCCTATCTGATGATCGAGGAATACGGCGGCGTCCGGACACCTAAGAAGCGCGCGTTGACGATCCCGGTCGAACAGAAGGTCAACAGCTACGGCAACCTTCCGCGCGGCACGGTCCAGCGCCTGTTGGCCCGCAAGGATACGTTCTCCGGCCGGATCAACGGGCAGGG